TTAGAGAGCCACCACGTTGCCTGCTGCTGGGCCTTTCATACCATTTTCCATGGTAAATGAAACTTCTTGGCCTTCCATCAAAGATTTGAAGTCATCACTCTGAATTGCAGAGTAATGTACAAATACATCTTTACTTCCATCTTTAGGAGTGATGAAACCAAAACCTTTATCATCGTTAAACCATTTTACTGTACCAGTCATTGTATTAGACATAGAATTTCCCTTAATTTATTTAATTTGCCATAAGGCATAGGCGGTTTGTTTTGTATTTTTACTTATGGGTATTAATTAGAAGGAATTCACAATGAAGAGGTATCGAGGATAACGCTAAATGGGAACAACTTTAAACTTACTAACATAAATAGGTCTGTACTTCCAAACCAGTGACGCTATTAAGCCATAGAAAAATTCAGATAGCAAACTTTATTTTTTAGCTGTAAATCAGATTACGTGCACCTCTAAAAAACACAACCTCGTTATACTCACGAGCTTTTCTTAATAGATAAACCATGTAATATCAAAACCATTATTAATACAATATATTGTGTTTTGTAATTACGCAAGACTATAAATAGGGTATTTTTTAATTATTTTATCCATATCTAATTTTACATTATCAACCGATAAACACCCTTCAATAAATCCTTCCGCTGCCTGTAATCGCTTAGCCACTTCATTATGCGAAATACCGAGTTTTGAAGCCATTGAACGCAAAGGATAATTCTTCACATAGTACATAATAACCAATTGAAACAAGTAACTATTATTTATCTTTAAATGTAATACCGCTTTATTGATTTTTAAGCCATCATCATCTGAACATTGCTCTTGGCTTCGTCTTGAACTTGGAATCAACCCTTTAAAACCTGCGGCAATTGATGAGTAATCGATACTATTTCCCTCATTAGCTGACCACGCTCCCCAACGCGATAAAACTTCCTGCATATCTCTCATACTAATGCTCCCCGTGCCGTATACACGTTAAACCAATGCCCCTATTCCTAATGAACGATTTAGAAAAGAAAATAACAATTCGATTTGATTGCCATAAGTGGCTTCCCACAACTTGGGATCACGATGTAACTCATCATGATGTTGCCGACATAATGGAATAGTGAATAAGTCATGAACTTTCGTTCCCATACCTCCCATACCATGGCCGATAATGTGATGTGGATCGTCAGCTTGTTGTCCGCAAACACAACAAGGCTGTGTTTTCACCCATTGAAGCCATTGGGAATTCTCCCAACGTTGCATTTTAGGTTTCAAAAGGAATGACGCTAGTGGCTCAGGATCGATAGCAACTTTTATGACTGGTCTTATCATGTCTAATCGTTCATTCATTGTTGATAGTGCTGTTACATTGCTTGGAATAATATCTGCTTCAGGAAAACCACCATGTACCCTGCGCTCTTTAGGTTTTTCAGACCAATCCAAAATTTGACGTAATATCGCATCAGGTAATTCATCAACCAGTTTATGCATCACAGCAAATGAGAAAAAATCGGGTACTGTCAGCTGGTGGCCATTATCCAATCTTAAACGACTGCGAATAGTGTCTACCATCCAAGCAATACGATTTTTATGAGCCAATTCAGCAACCCACTCAGCTGATGAATGGCGAATATGATTATCATGGTACCAACAAGTCCGTATCACACCGTCTTTATGCCATGTGGTTGTTAATTCATGATGATGATAACTGTCATGCTTATCGTTAATCTGACAACAATGGATATTTCTGCCTATCCACATATTCATCGATGACAATCCTCCCATAGCTTGGAGAACTTTTTTATTATTCAAAAAATCAACAATGCCCTTGTTATCCAATAATGGCTGTTCATTTCCTGTTAATGCCCCAGAAGGCCATTTATCTAAACTTTTTGGTACATCGCTAATAATCACGCGCGAATGTGGTTTAAATTGCTTAAGCAACTCCGCTCCAGGCTTCAATAAAACAACGCCAAGGTCAGACTGAATATAGGGCGTTAAGAGTAGTTTCATTAAATCTCATCCTCAACTTTATATTCAGCCCATAACCCTGCAATCCACTTCACACCTTTAGTAGTAAACCTTGATTGTGCAAAAGCGTGGTTATTTTTTTGGTTCGTTCCCGTTTTTATCTCAAAGCGACCAAGATCGACATGAGTTTGATAAGGCGTAAACGTATTATTCAAGCGATACATAATTTTCTTATCAATTAAAAAACAACGAAAATCGGTTTCTTTCGCCTGCAGTAATTTACACACTTGTCGAAATGTCATAGAACCATGGGATAAAACATAATTATCAACAAACTGAGCCTTAGGTGTCGCAATCGCCAGTTCACTTTCCAATTTTTGTTTTTCTTCTGCTAAGTCTGCTGCTAATCGCAATGCTTCTGGTAATGTTTGAGGAATGACTGGCTGCATTTTTGATTCTAATTCCTGCCAGCGATCAACTATTTTTGCTGTGAACTGAGGTGACAATCGAGCTACCAACACCAGAGAGTCTCTTTTATTAAAACGATATTCAGTATATTGATTGCCGTTATGTTCAAAAGGGAACTCAGCCAATGGCTGGGTTAAAATTTGAGCAACAAAAAGCCTATCGGCAGAACGCTTAACATCGGAATGATTACTTCCCGTTAAACTGGCAATCTCTCGACTCGACATAGTTAATTCACGATTCATTATGGGTAATACTGAAACTTCCATTATTTTTTGCATCATGCTATTTCTCTCCACGTTTTACTCGTGACCGTACATCACGTGATTAAATGGGCAGATTATTCTCTCCTTCACAATATCCATTAACATCAACTCAGGCATAAGTACCCCATAACCCAATCAATAATGTCACTACAAACCAAAAACCAACGAACAAAATGTATTTAGTTAGCATTACTGAGTCTCCTGTAACATTTCTATCGCTTGCTTCCAAATGCTGTTCCATGCTTGGCGACCTGAAAACTCACTCATACGACGAATGCCTGTTTTACCTGCTAGCTCAAGTGCAATTTCTTCAATGCGGTTTTTAGGTTTAGAGCGAGAGCCAATCAAGCGGGAAAAGGCACTATCGCGTTCAATGGTGTCAACTTGAACTTTTGGTTCATTCCTTGGCTCTTGGCTACGGATAGTGAGTTCATCAAAGTGTTTACGTAATTTTCGAGGACTTAAAATATTTTTGTGCCAGAATGAATCTTTGTTAGCCCAATCGAACAAGGCACAAATTTTCTCATGGGTACGCCCATCGATTTGGCGCATCAGGCGGATATCGTTCGCCCAGTCATACCAAGTAGGCTCTAACGCGGACGGATTCAGTTTTTTAACACGACCAAACATCCATTTCGCCGTTTTTAAATCATCTTCATCCCCCCATTTCTGCCCATTAGCGCTGTAAATCACTGCTTCAGGATAACGAGTTAAAAAATCATTTTTCGACTGGTCGCTGGATTCGTCAGAATTCTGCGACGAATGATCTGTTTCTGTTGTACTCTCTGAAGTAATCTCTGTTGTATTCTCTGTAAGAACAGGCCATTTTGACCCGTTCAGAACAGCGCATTTTGCACTGTTTGATGGTTTCAATTTGCGCTTATCGATAAGGTCATTTTGAACTGTTCGATCAGATGAATTATCACCATTCGATTGGGTCATATTGACCTCATCGGTCAGCAAGTGGTGATCGTAGTTAATCGCATAATAATTAGTGCGGTCATGGTTCGATTTATTGATTTGCTCGATGCGTAAAACACCCTGCTTTTTCAAATTAGTAAAAGCACGTTTAATCGTTGATTCAGAGAAAAAAGGAAATTGATTCTTCCACTCCTCAACTGTGTTATAAATCCAGCGTGAGCCGTCATATTCAACACCTGAAGTGGTTTCAGTTAGCCAATATTGAATTTGCTGTAACAGCATCGCCTCATTTAAACCAAGGCGTACCGCTAATTCAGGAATAACGACTAAAGGGCGACTTTTTAGTAATAATAAACTCATCTTGCCACCTCATTACTTAATACGTGTGTACTTCTCTTTAAAACGCTGTACAGGTTCACACTGTGGGTCGTCACAACCATCAAGCATAAAAATAACGCGCTGTTTTTCTCTGTCATAACGAACAACATGAACAACGATACCTCGGTGATTTTTATAGTAGCGATCAAGTTGGTTTGGGTTCTCATTGCTCATTGTCCCGCTCTCCACTTGAAAAATAAAAATCAGCCCATGCCTTTTTAAGAGACTGTCTATCTACCAAACATGCAGATTTCTTGTAGTTGTCTGGTTGTTCGTCAGAGACTATGATTTCTACATAGCGGAATGACTGACGACCTGAGACAGGTAAACATCGGAATTGCTTTTTAGGTACTAAATGCGCTAATCTACTCATGCTAATTTCTCTTCACACAATTGAAATTTGGCAAACCGAAGCCAGAGGCCGTACACCTTTGGCTTCACCCTTTCTGGATATAGCCATCTTTAATTTCTCTTTTGATGTAACGAAACAAATGCATTCATAAATGTGCGGATCTGTGAAATTAAACCATCCAACATCATTTTTATTTTCTGTTCTTCTTCGTTATCAATAACGCCATCAGCCAGGCTATCTTTCATCAATAACGCTAAACGTCCCTGCATTTCGTCAACATTGCTACGTAATGTGAATAGTTCTGTCTGATCTAAATCTGCAGGGCTAATTCTGTCCACGAGTAAACGGTTTGATTCACGAGCGACAAATTCAGCAAATAAAACGGTCTGAGAAATATCTTGCATAGCTAATAGCTCGTTTAAATCAAACGAACGACAGCCGTTTTTCTCGTACAATTTGTTATTGAATGAAGTCAGAGATAAACCCAACGCCCCAGCCATCGCTTCACGCCCACCAGCTGTTGCCTCACACATTTCTTTCACAACTTGTTTTATTGATTGGTTACTCATAAATACCTCTCTTTATTAAAACCACAGCCATTGGCAAAAAGTCTTGCGTGGCATCACGTAATACTTCCCTGGGTTGTTCCGGTAAAACCGTTTGGCTTTTAGCTCATGAAGCTTCATCCAGCGCTTACGTTTTGCTAATATTCGTGGGCTAATACACTCGCTAAACATTATCCCTAGTGGGATCATCACTAAGGACGCAAATAACATACCGATAAGGGATGACTTAACATGCTCGATATCTTCTTGGGTCACTTGGTCTCGTTTCTCAAAACCAGCCTCAGTCTTATTACTTTCTTTTGGGCTATTTTTTCCTTTTTCTTGGGAACTTGGCTTGGTCATTCCCTCGCTCGCAGAAGAGACAAAAGAAAGGAATTCAATGCCATTGCAGATCCGTTGTTCTTGCTTCTTGATAAATTCCTCGACGATTGTAAAGACGGGAAAAGAGACATGCCTCGCATCACTCGTGACGACTTCAGAGCCTTGCGCCCTCACTTGACCACAAGACAATGCAACAACTATAACCATGCCGTAGACAGCTTTTTTGATACTCTTAAAAGCAATGAGCTTTATGAGAACGATTGGATTTATCCTGTTATTAGGAACCCTGCAGAGATGATCCCCAATATCAATAACCTTATGGTTTTTATTAAACGACGTTAATTTTATTGAGTGATTCATTTCCTACCCTTGTTAATGATTTTTTGTAGTTACAAATTAAAAAAATAAGAAGTAGTTTATTTGTGATTGCTAAATTTCTTCGGATATAAAATCTGCATCTCTGTTAATTCACCGTTGAAAAAAGCAACTAATCGCTCAGCAACTTCTAACGAAGTTTTTTGAGCGCCTCTTTCAATACGGCTAAGATTTCCTACATCAATTTGAACTGCTTCGGCAACTTTACTCAACGTAAGATTTTGCTTAATTCGCAATAACCTTAATGGTGTTTGCATAGAACCCCCTAAATTTGCGTTTTAAGCATAATATAACATCAATTCAATTTGCGCAATTTACTTTGCAAATAACGCAAAAAGGATTTGTAATTACGGCATGGAAATAGGAAAAAAAATCAGATCAATCCGTTTAAAACGGAACATGACAATTGCTGAACTGGCTAACGCTATTGATAGCGACCCAGGCAACGTGTCTCGTCTTGAAACTGGTAAACAAAAATCATTTACCGAGCAACAATTAAAGAAAATTGCTAACGCACTATCAATATCTTTACTTGATTTATTTTCAGATGAGGATAATCATACTGTATATAAACACAGTAATTTGAATCATGACGAAATGAACGAGGATCTTTATAAAGTGCAACTACTTGATATTAGTGCGAGTGCAGGACCAGGTTGCGTGAGAACAAGTGATGTCATAGATGTCATTCATTCCATTGAATATGATACAGAACAAGCCAAATTACTATTCGGTTCTCGGCCCGCGAACTCAGTAAAAGTTATTAACGTTCGTGGTGACAGCATGTCTGGCACAATAGAGCCAGGCGATATTATTTTTGTTGATATATCAATAGATTATATTGATGGCGATGGTATTTATGTGTTTTCTTTTGATGGAAATATACACGTAAAACGCCTACAAATAGTTCCAGATGAAATAATTGTTCTCTCAGACAACCCCAAATATACACAATGGAAAATCAACAGCACAAATGAACATAGATTTTGTGTGCACGGGAAAGTTTTGATTAGCCAGAGCCTCGAATATAGGCGTCACGCTTAGTAAAAACAGCATTTGTATCAAAGCCTGAGCTTATTTCGGGCTTTTTTTTATTTGTTAATTTGTAAATATCGCAAATTAATATTGCGTAAAATGCAAAATTGAATTATTGTTACCTCAGAAGCAAGTTTAGACGCGAGGGAAATACTCATGACAACTGAACCAATAATCATAGCGCCAGATGGTTTCACTAATGAAGATATCGCAAAGTGGATGAGGTGCAAGTTGCAGTGCATAGATTACCTCCCTGTTTTACACGGTAAGCGAGAAAGACTAATGAGCGATGTAAAAAAGCTAGATGCCGAAATAGCAGAGTACATCAGTAAAAGCGCTATTCAGATACAAAGTAAATGATTTTTATGTGTGAAGAGAACGTGTGAAGAGAAACAATGGCTGACTGAGTCTTTTACCATTAAAAGGGGTTGTGGTGATAATGTTCTGCTCAGTCAGCCATTTTTATAAAGTTAGTTTTATAACCAAAGAGCGTGGGCGTGAAAAAAAGTAACCCGCAGTCAGCTAGAAATCCGAATCCCAATCGGGCTGATGCAACCACGGGTGGTCCGCTCTTTTTGATTATGACTCTAACAATAAGCAAGGGTACTGGCATTATTTGTGAAATGTCTTATCAGGATTATGTCAACTCGCTAGTGCCCTTTCTTATTGTGTGAAGTGAATAAACCGTGTGAGGAGAAATTAACATGTCACGCCCTTCGTTAAAAAATGTAATTGTGTATAAAGCACAACTACCAAGTGCAGAAGCGATGTCCGATCACCTAAGTAAAATCCCATTTACTGAAGTGTTAGAGTCACATTTTTGTAGTTATGGCTACATACCAAACCCAGTCACTAATGAATTAGTTACCCCTATTACAGACGGGTATTTGCTGACATTTCGTTTTGATCAGAAAATATTACCTAATGCTGTTATTAAAAAAGAAGTTAATGAGCGCATTAGTAAGTTAAAAGAGGATGGGATTGAATTTATTGAGCCTGATATTAAAAATACAGTCACCGCTGAATTTTTGAGAAAGGCGTTTGTAAAAACAATTACTACACTCGTTTTATATCATCCCAGTAAAGAATATTTATTAGTAGCTAGCTCTAATAAAAACATTGCCAATTCGGCTATAAGCACATTAATTAAGGCGTGTGGTTCAGTTAAAACAGAAACAATTCATATCGATGATGTATCACAAGGTCTAACTACTAGATTATTAAATACATTAAATAATAAAGAGGAAACGGATTGTTTTGGAAAAAATTTCTACCTAGGTCAATTTTATTTACTTGAAAGAAAAATTGATAATAAAAAAGAAATTGTAAAATATGATGCTGATTTTAACTCTATAAGAGATGTTCTTTTTGACTCTTTAAACAATCAATTTAAAATTAATTTAATTCAGTTATATACAGATGATATACAATTTAAACTTACTAGCGACTTCCACTTCAAAGGGATTAAACCAGTAAATAAAATTGAATTTGATGATAAAGATAGAGTTTATCGATATCGACATGAGTGTTCACTCATCATGTTCTATATGACAATTACCATCGACTTTTTAATTGACTTATTAAAATATAAAAAAAATAATAATTAGCCAACATCAGGGAATTTTAATCTCGATTAATTCGAGAGGGATTTTTATTACCTAAAAATTGTGTGGAGAGAACAATGTCTTATATTGCAACAGCAACAAATAAACATTTCTATTATCTCGATGTACGGATCGAAGATATAGATATTCAAGATATTGCGACAGGTTTAGCTAATGAATGTCGCTTTAATGGACAGATTGATAATTTCTATTCTGTTGCTCAGCATTCTGTGTATACCAGTTATTTAATTGCACCTGAATTTGCTTTAGAGGCCCTACTTCATGATGCCAGTGAAGCTTATGTCAAAGACCTACCGTCACCACTTAAAAAGTTATTGCCTGAATATAAATTAATTGAATTGCGTGTGGAAAAAATGATCCGCAAAAAGTTTGGGTTACCTGAAAATATATCTGATGAAGTCCATTTTGCAGACCTAGTGATGTTAGCCACAGAAAAGCGTGATTTAGACATTGATGCAGGTAGTAACTGGTTAATGCTTGAAGGTATTCCAGCTAGCGATTTTGCTGTCACCCCGCTAACCCCTCGACAAGCAAAATCCCTATTCTTACGCCGTTTTAATGAACTTTATAAAGAGAAAAAGGGCTAATAACCACCAGCATTGACTAATATCTATTTAAACTGTGTACGGACAGTGTGGAGAGAAAAATATGCAAATGTTGACTTTAGAGGAGTGGGCGCAAGAAAGATATAAAAGTCGTCCACCAAAGTTAGGAACGCTACAACGATATGCTCGTGGTGGCCTGTTCTACCCACCAGCAAGGAAAGAAGGTGGCATTTGGCGCGTGAGAGAAGATGCCGACCTTGTCGGTAATTTGACATCACCGGTTATCAATAACAACGATAACCTTATTTTACAGAGGATCCTCAAAGATGGCTGCCAGACCTCGTAAAAATAACGTCAATATTCCTAATCTTTACCCATTACTTAGTCGTAAATCCAGCAAGGTTTATTGGCGTTATCGCCATCCTGTAACAGGTAAATATCATGCCCTCGGTGACAATGAAGCCGAGGCGAAAGCAATAGCCATTGAAGCTAATACAAGATTAGCAGAACAACGAAGCCGACAAGTTATGGCTATTAGTGATCGAGTGGCAAAAATTAAAGGTAAAGAAATCACGGTTAATACTTGGTTAGATAAATACTGGGCTATTCAAGAAGAGCGTTTAAAAGAAGGTGATATAAAGCCAAATACCTATAAACAAAAAAGGAAGCCAGTCGATTTAATGAGGCAAGCCTTATCCATGAAACCATTACCCGCAGTTGATGCCAGAGATATTGCTGGGATCCTTGATGAATATAAATCTAATGGCCAGCACAGAATGGCACAAGTTATTCGTTCTGTTTTAATTGATGTATTTAAAGAAGCACAACATGCAGGTGAAGTTCCTCCTAGTTATAACCCTGCCCTCGCCACTAAACAACCGAAACGAAAAGTAACTCGCCAACGCCTTAATTTTGATGAATGGAAAAAGATATTTGAGATTGCTGACAAACAACATCGTTATATGGGCAATGCCATGTTGCTTGCACTTATTACAGGCCAACGATTAGGTGATATCTCGGCAATGAAGTTTAGTGATATTTGGGATGATCATTTACATATTATCCAAGAAAAAACTGGCACCAAATTAGCTATTCCATTATCACTACGTTCTGAACAATTAAATATGTCATTACGTGAAGTTGTTGCTCGTTGTCGTGATCGCGTTATTAGCCCTTATCTTATTCATTATTTTCATACCACTTCACAATCTAAACGTGGTGATCAAGTTACTGCAAATACGCTAACGACTAACTTTAAAAAGGCGAGAAATAAAACGGATATCGATTGGGGAGAAGGAACGCCTGCAACATTTCATGAACAGCGCTCTTTATCTGAAAGGTTATATCGAGCACAAGGTATAAACACTAAAGATTTACTAGGTCATAAAAACCAAATTCAAACGGATAAATACCATGATGATCGAGGGAAAGATTGGATAAAAATCGTGATTTAA